GCTTTGCGCTCCCACTCTCCAATTTCGTATTCCTCAATCAGCGTCTCAGCCCCGGCCTTGGACCAATCGAACCGCGGATCGCCGAACTCGGTCTTTTCGTCCGCAAGGAACAGGCGGTACGTCGCTGCTGCCATCTTGAACGCCTTCTCCGAACCCATGCTAGGGTCCTCGCGCAGTAGCCGCGCCTGCATGTCCTTGATGAACCAGAGGAACGCGAACTGCGGTTGCTGGAGGCGCTTGCGGACCGCATCGGCCAGCACCTGTTCGAACCGTGGGCTGTTGCAAGCATCCTTGACCGCCTGCTCCAGCTTCTGGTCGATCGCCTGCTTCACACCTCGCTGAACGCCGTCCGCGATGGCCTGTTCGAACGCCCGCCTAAACACGCCCCACCTCCCCCGTCGCCGGCAAGGCGCGGATTGCGGCAAGCACCTCGTCAATCTGACGATCGCCGTCAGTCGGAGGCCATTCTTGATCGCACATCGCGTCCCGTGCTGCGATAGCCGCCCGCTCGCGCATGGCTGCGGCTTCTGCGTCGGCGAAGGCGAGCATGGCGGCTACGATGTCGCCCACAGGGAACAACAGTTGATCGGCGATGGGGGAGTTCATCACTTCCTCATATGTGCCGACCGTCTTGCACAGCGACTTAATCGCCTTCTGTTCCCGCGTCATGCCAATGCCTCCGCTTGGGCGCGCAAATCACGGACCGTCTGGCTGCGGTTGCGGGTCCAGTCCGGTGCCCAATGGGTCATGTCGCAGCCCTTGCGATCGGTGTAGATCACCTTGGTTCCGGCATGATTGGGGCGGGCAGATGCCCACGTCTTGCACGGCTCGAACAGGGCGACCTCGACCTGCACGTCGAGCGCGTTGTCCTCGCCCTCGCCGTTCGCGACCTCGCTGGCCAGCGCCAGCAGCTTGCTCCGATCGGTCATGCCGTCGTCTCCGGGGGTGTGGGGAGGGCAGTGGGGTCAATGGTCTGCGTCCAGAAGCGACCCAGCCCAGTATCGACCCAGCGAACCATGCGCCCACGCTCACCGCGAACGGTCGATGTCTTGAGCATCGCGAACAGGCTGTCCCGTTCGCTGATGGCCTCGGACAACGCCGCGCCCACAGTCCGCTTGTCCGTGTTCGCCTGATCGCGCTCCGCCCGGACCTTGGCCATCTCCGCGTCATGGGTGCGGACCCGCATGAGGCCGAACATCAGGAATACGCCTTGATGGTGCTGACCGGGGGCCAGTACACCGCAGCCGAACCGTAGTAGGCACCCCGGCTATCGGTCTTGCGGCCCATCACGACATAGCTTTCATGATCGCGACCCAAGCCGCCGCCGCCAGCCTTCGGGAAGCCGACCTGAGCGGGCTTTTGGCCACCCGGTACGACCGCCACGATTTCACCGATCTTGCGCGTGTTGCTGGTGGTCCATTCCACCGGATCACCGACTGCGAACTTCGTCATCATCTTCTCCGTATCTTGCGGGGGTTAGGCGGGGCGTCGCAGATCAGCGAGCGACCGGGTAAGATCCATGCTGGCCCGGCGAATCGCGCCTCCATCCTTGGGCGGGAAGCCGTCATCGACGTAGCTTCCGCCCCCGTGGTAGTATTGGCGCTCGACAGGTGCGGGCAGTGCTTTCGCCCGCGCGATGAAGCGCTCGGCTTCGGCAACGGCGGCGGCCAGCTTCTTGCGGTCCATCACTCGCCATCCCGCGTATCTTCGCCCATGTCGGCGTCGTCGCGTTTCTCGGCGGCGGTGGGATTGTCGACTGGATCGTAGGTGCCGTCGTTGGCGATGTGCTGTTCGAGGGCGTCGAGGCGCGAAACAGGCTGGACCGGCGTCATGGCGACCCGTTCCTCGTCGGTCGGCATAGTCTCGTCGCGTTCGAACATCGCCTCAATGTCGGTCGCCTGCGGAAGCCGTTTGGCGTGGTGCCGGATGACCGTCTTGATCGCGCCTTCGTCTTGGAAGGTCGTCCACATGAGACTGCCACCGCCGCGCCCCTGGTTCTTCGCCTTCTCGATCCGCCACCACGGCATGTAGTCGCGGCTCTTGGTGCCGTCCTTGAACGTCACGATGCTGTAGGCGCCGATGACCTTGCCGGGGTCGCCTTCTTCGTGGGGCTTGTGGAAAATGCGCTGATCGTCGCCCAGCAGGCGTTCGAACTGGTCCTTCTCATAGACCGCAGCTACGTCCCACGACGCGACCTCGCCCGACCGGCGCACCTTCTGCATGATGCCCGCGACCATCGGCATCCACTGCGCCTTGCCCTTGAACGGCACGATCGCGCCTTCGCGGCCATCGGGCAGCAAGCCGTCCTGCGCCGCGCGGACCAGTGCCGTGAACAGCGAGGCGCGCTCAACCTTCGACCCGTCGAGCAGGTCGGGATTTGTCTGAACGGCGGTCGTCGCCACCCGCCGGAACTTGTCGACGCTGATATGGGTCGGGAGAGCCATCTTGATTTCGCTGACCCGCGTGTCGAGCGCCTGACGGAAGGCTTCGACGGGGTGGACGCGGCGTTCTGCCAATTGGGTAGCCATGGTTCAGTTCCTTTAGAAGGGGATCATCGCCGCGTTTGCGGCTCGGTCTGCACGGGCGAGGCGGCGGGGGCTTGCGTCTCGGTCGATCAGCTTCCGCTCCATCTTGAGAGCGTGGTCCGCGCGCTGCGGATCATAGGGCCGCATCGCATTCTTCATGTTCGTCACGCTGCGATCTCCTTCAAATCGAAGCGTCGGTAGCCCCGCCGCCCCTTGATGATTTCGCCCTCTTTCGCGACGCGATCGGGCGTGTCCTTGGGGCGGTTGGCGGCGAGCCGGAACGACGGCAGCAGGGCCTTGCCGGCAGTGCCGATGCGCTCGATCAGCCGCGTCTTGGCGGCTTCCATCTGCGCCTCGCCCGCGTCTCGCATTGCCTTCCCGGCGGCGAAGTCGATCGCCCACTGTTCGGCGGTCAGGTCATCGCGCAGGTCCGCCAATTCCTCGGTCGGATCGCCCAGCACTTCGACCAGCGCCTTGCCGTCGCGAGTGTAATCGACCGGTGGTTCGTGGCCTTCGCGCACATCGTCCCAGAAGGTAGCGACACGGCGTTCGATCTCAGCGAACAGGGCCGGGCGCGCCTCGTACTGGAACCGGCGCAATTCGTTGCCGCCGACCAGCACGATAAGGTCCGCCCATGCGACGCCAGCAAGGCCCGCATAGACCTGCGATTGCAGCAGGTAATTCAGCGGCGGCTCCTCGCCCCATCCTTTCACAACCAGCCAGTCGGCAGTCTTGACCTCCAGAATGCCACGCCCGCGTTGGGGACAGATGACGATCCGGTCAGGATGCCCGCCCAGCCCTTTGCCGTTGGTCAGGCGTTCCGGCGTCGGCTCGGGCACATAACCCCAGCGCTCACAGGCCGCTTCGATCACGATCGGCTCCAGCTTCACGCCGAAATAGACGCGCTCGTTCTCGGGCTTGCCGTCGACCACCGCATTGAAGTCGGGCGTCGCGATCGTACCGCGCTTGCGGTGGTACAGCTCGTACCGCGTGACCCAAGGGCTGGCGTCGAACAGGGCCGCGACCTCAGCCGCACCGACCACCGATTGGCGGAACGCTGCGTCGTCCATCAGCGGTCCCTCCGCATCTGCACCCAGACCGTGAGGCATACAGCCGTCATGGTCAGGCCGGTGATAAAGCCGGCGAGCGGGTTGAAGATCGCCCACGCCATGCCGGTGCCGAAAATGCCGCAGACCGCGAGGCTTTCCAGCTTCTGCGCAGGCGTGATCCCCCCACGCTCGTCCGCCATCGGCATCCCCTGGCACCGGCGCTCGGCTTCACGACGGACGGCGTGCGGGGTGGCGGACAGCCGCGACCAGTGCGCGTGCTGGTGCTCGATCATGCCTGTTGCTCCTTGGCGAGAGCGGCAGCGCGGCGGAGGGCGTCGACTACTTCGGGCTGAGTGCGGGCAGGGTCGTCGTTCCACGCCCCCAAATCAGGGACGCCGAGAAATTCCCGCAGGAAATCGTCCGCCGCTTGGCCTTCGTCGCCTTCTTCGCCGGCAACGCAAGTCGCGCCCATCACGCACCAGCAAACAGGAGTGTCACTCGCCGCTAGCGGCCCCGTGCTTTGCCCCCTGCCATTCCGCGCGAAAGCCTTCTGCGTCCAAGCCCCCGGCTTCTCCAGCAGATCAGCCGCCTCGCTCAGCACCTGCGATACGGGCGCGGTCATGCGGGCTGGCCTTCACGGACAGGCTTGCGGGCACGGATCAAGCGCGAGACTTCGGTGTCGGGCGCGTCGATCTTGCGGAAGCGACGGGTAACATAACCACCCAAATCTCGCGGTGGCCAAATATCACCCTCTAGCCGGCAAAGATGAGCGTCGGGCATCGCTGAAATCCGGTAGTAAGCACCCTGACGCAGATACCCTAGTGCTGCCGCAACCGCCCCCGGCGTCATGGTCGGGGTGTACTTGGCAGGACTGTGCGCATCCACACACACGACCAGATCACCAACATCAAACATTGCGGTTCTCCTCAGCGGCCCAGCGAGCTTCACGCTCAGCGCGGACGCGGGCATCATGGGGGGCGAACAGGGCATCGATGCGGGCCTGCTCGCGGCGGCGTTCGGTTTCGAAGGGCCGGCTGTCGCGCCAGTACGCTTCGAGGTTCGGCACATGCAGGGGCGCGCCGTCGATGAAGGTCATCCCCGCCCGGTTCGTGCTTTCGGGTATCATGCTGCGATCCCCTTCAGGAGTTCGTCGGCTTCCTCGGTCAGGTCCATTGCCTGTCGAAGCGCGTCGTCGATCGGGCTATCGGCGGGCTGCACGACACGGGTCCGCTCCTGTCCAAGGGCGTAGTATGCCTTGGCGAGCGGTTCGTGGTTCCAGCCCGTCATGCCCCGGCTCCGGTCGCTTTGGCGATGGCGGCGCGGGCGGCTGCTTCACGGTCAGCCTGCCTTTTGGCAGCGTACTCGGTGGCGTGCGTGAAGCAACGCGGACCGATCGGCGTCGTATAGGACGCCACGATATGGCAGCAGCCACACTTCGGGCGCTCGATATGATCTTGGACAGTTGCGTAGCCGATGCTTCTCGGCTTCGACCATGCGTGCAGGCGCTTGATGCCGTCACGCTTCATCTGTTCGGCGGACATATCTCAATCCTCCTTGTCTGCGTCACGGGCGGTGCTACGGCGCTCACCAGCGGCGATTGCGTGCATGTGGTCGACCGATGCCGCGACGGGGCAGGCCAGCACGCGCTTGACGGCACGGTCCCATTCCTCGCGGGCGGTGATGCCGTCGAACATGCGCATCGCTTCATCGAAGCGCGCTTCCTTCGACAGGCCGCTGTAGGTCGTACTGACGGGCACACGGACGATCGGACGCGGGCCACGCTGCTGCGCGACGATCATCATTGCCTGAGCCTGCGTCAGCTTGCCTGCACGCGCGTCTCGGTCGTCGGCGGCTTCGCATAGGGCAGGGGTGATGCGGAACGCTGGGGCGTTCATGGCTGCTCACCTCGCGCTAGCGAAAGCGCTCGCCGTTCTACCGGAGACGCAGACCCCTCGTTGATTGCCTTTGCGATGCGCTGGTAAAGGATGGTCCGCATGTCTGACGGGAGCCGCCTTCCGTCGCAGAGTGACAGGGCGGCAAGCATCGCCTGATCTGCACGTGCGCGCTGGCTGTTGAGTTCTGACATGGCGATGACCACGCCACTGGTGACGGCCTCCGTTAGGCGGCGATGATCGTCAGGATGCTTGACAAGCCATCCCATGATCGCAGCGCACAGATATTCGAGGTCCGCCGCCCCGCCATCCGCCGGGGTCATGCGGACACCTGTGCGGCAAGGTAATCGCGACATGCAGCCACGACGTCTGCGCGCGAGTCCCAGTCGCGCCCGTTCATGTAGTAGCCGGCGACAAGCCAGCCTTCGCCGGGCATCGAGAAAATCGTCACGTCGGCAGGCGGGATCAGCACCCAGTCGCCGTCGATGTCCTGTTCAAGCTCGTAGCCAACGGGCAGGCCGTCGCTATTCTGGGGAACACCCACTTGTCGTCTCCCACATCCCGCCGAAGCGGTGCCGCGGTGTGCGGCTGATGGGAGATGGTTCGCACATTACGAACCTAAGGGCAAGCGGTTTGTTCGCTAATTACGAACTTTTATTTTTCGCCGAGTGTCATCACCCAAACGAGTAGGCAAGCGCAGACGATCGAAAGCACCGAAAACTGCTGCGAAAGGATCCAGTTTATCGCGCGATCAAAGCCGATCCAGTCAGTTTGCACGACGCCGAACAGCCATTCACCGGTCCACGCTGGCCACTCGCCATAGCGCAGCCATTGATATGCTTGCAGGGCGGTTAGGACGATCGGGGCGACCAAAAGCGCAAGGAACGTCCAGACAGCGACGCCATATAGCGCAGTAGTCTTCTCACCCATCGGTGCCGGTTCGTTCCACGTTGGGTTTCATGTCAATGGATTTATCAACTGCCGGCACAGACTTAGCGACAAGCGCGGCGGTATCGCGGAACGACCGCAAAGCCATGGCACGCTCCGGCGGGATCAGTAGTTCGAACGGCTCGACGTGCAACGCAACCGCCGCCGTTTCCAATATCTCCGGATTGAAGTTCTGCTTGCCGTTATAAAGCTGGTTCATGGTGGCCTTCGACCAACCGGTCAGCTCCATCATGCGCGCCTGTGCGCCACGCTGGTTCAAGCCAACCGCGTCCATCCACTCGACCAGATACCAGGGCGCACCCTTGGGAAGACCTCGACGTGCCATGTTCGCATAATACGTCCGTTTCGGTTTCACGTCGGCTCGCACAGTGCGAACTTTAGCGCTTGTCTGAATGTTCGTAATGTGCGAACAAGATGGCATGACAAGCACCCCCGGCACCATGGAACTGGCAGGCAAGGCGGGCATCGCTAAATCCTACGCCAGCGAAATCATTAACGGCAAACGGTCGCCTTCGCGCCCGCTGGCGATCCACATAATGCGGGCGATTGGTTGGCGGCATCCGTCGATTGACGGTCTGACCGATGAGCAGATCAAGACGCTGGAAGCGATTGAGCCGTACCAGCCCCGTCGCCGTGCGCAGGTGTCGGCATGAAGTGTCGATTTGATCTGCGGTTCTGGGTTCTGCTGGCTGCAATTCTCATTGGACTGATGTTGTTCTTCAGCTTGCTGATGGTCGGCATTCGCATTGCGACGCAGGCGCTCGGCTTCACGGTTTACGCGCAAGGTGTCGCGATCGGTATGGCAAGCTGCGTCCTGCCGTACCTGTTCTGTCACTACGTGTTCGGCGGCGACAAGCCGTCTGAAGGGGATGCGTAAGATGGCAACCGTCACGCACCCCCTTCGTATCGCGATCGAGCAAGCATGGCTGGATGCGGCGTTAGCCTCAGCCCGGTCGGTATTTGATGTGCTTGTTCCCAGCGGTGGATTTCCGCAGGCTCTCGTTCCAGATTTTCCGGACTTCATCGGTGACGTGAGCGCCAGCGGCTTTCGTGATCTCCGCCTTGAAGCCAGCAATCTGCTCGGGCGTGAAACGGTCGACATGACCGCACTCGGGACATGCGAAGTCGTCTTCCATCCCAGTGATCGGTACGTCGAATTTGTGACCGCAGTCGCCCGTGACCGGGATGTGTCCTGTGACTTGGACCTCCATGGGTGGCCTATCCTTTCGTCGGTGTGTTGCAGCACGACGATAGCGGACGGGGAGGGTGGCGCAACCGCTCTCCCCGAAAGCACCACTCCCTCCCCCCGTCGCGAACGCGGGGCGGATCGGTGAGCCGCGTCGTACCAGACTGCCCGTATTGTCGAGATACGGGCGTCCTGCATCGTGTCGTCGGGCACGACCACGGCAGGATCATTTTTGCGCCTGAACCGTGCGCGCATGTGTGGACGCCCCGCACGCCAGACCAGTCGGACCTCTTTGAGTCGACCGCCCAGCGCCCGCCCCACACCCCACACAGCGAGGTACAGTAGATGACCGTCCTCCTTAACATCGCGCTGGCATTCGGCATTGCCGTCGTCGCGCTCAGCATCTTCGGCTGCGCTTGCTCGCTGGTCCGGCGCGTCCGGCTTGCGATCGAATTGCGTAATTTGCGTAATCATGTCGACGGATCGGATACGGTAGCATGAGCGGCGCGTCTGTCCAAAAGCGCCCCGCTGGCAAGTCGCAGGTGTCCGATGCGTTTGCGTCCGGGCTGTCGCGCGCTGTCACCGCTGCTGGTGGCAAGGGTGCCTGTGCCGATCGCCTGGAGGTCGAGCCGAAAACACTCGGCCGCTGGATGGCCGGTGACACGATGCCCGAGCTGCATCTAGCAGCGGGCGCGCTCGCGATCGACAAGACCGCGCTGAACGACGTGCTGGCGATCTACGGCCTGACCGCCACGCCGAAGGTCGCAGATGCTGCCAACGACATGGCACTGGTCGGCGCGCTGTCGAACAGCGTGACGGAATTTCTGCGGTTGATAGCGGATGGCAAGCGCTGCCACATTGATACCGCGGTGCTGGCGACGCTGTTCCGGCCGCTGATCCCCCAGATGCAGTCGATTGTCGACGAGCATGACAAGCGGGTGGCAGCATGAGCCTCACCCGTCAGCAACAGCGCATCGTCGACTTCCTCACCAGTCGCGGTGCTGCATGGACGCGCGCCAAGGACATTGCCGTCGCCGTCAGCAAGCGTTCGAGCCGGCACGGCATCTATGTCCAGATCGGCCATATGCGTCGCAAGGGCGTCGCGATCGACACCCACCCGCATGCCTATCGCAGCGAAGGCTATCGCCTGGGCGGTGTGGCATGACCGGCTGCTTGGACTGCGGCACCGCGCTCGGTCGGCGCAATGTGTCGGGCCGCTGTCGCACCTGCACCATCAAGCGCGTCAATGCCTGTCCGGCGACGGCGGAAAAGCGCAAGGCTGGCATTCATGCCAAGCTGGCGCGCGATCCAGACTATCGGGCTGCACTCGTCAGAAGGGCCGTCACCCTGCATGAGAAGCTGACCCCGGAGCAGCAGGAAGCCCGCCGGCTGCATGGCATCCGCCAGCGCGTTACTGTGCTGTCCCGCCCCGACGTGCAGGCCCGCACGCATTCGCCTGAAGCGCGTGCGAAACGCGGGCGATCGGCATCCGCGACGTGGCTTAGCTGGTGCCCCGCTGACCGGCGCGAGGAATATCGGCGCCTAATTCGGTCGAAGCGGATTCCTGCCGCCGAAGCGCGAGCAATTATCGAGGCGGAAGTCGCCGGCACGCCTGCCGCAGCACGGCGCGAGGTGGCGACGCACCAGCTGCAAATGCGACTGCGCCATGAGCGCGATCTGGCGAGCCGGTACTGATGCGTGTCGACCGCTACGCCCGCGTCCCGAAGGCCCGCACGCGCGAGGACAAGCGCCTCGACGTGGTGCGCTACCTCAACATGGGGCGGCCGCACATGATCGCCAAGGAGACGGTCGAGACGATCGCCGAGCGCTATGACGTGACGGTCGACGTTGCCCGCGCCGAGATGCGCAAGGCCGGCCTGCTGTGAGCGCGTGGGCCGCCCTTGCTTGCGATGCAGCGCCCAAGCCGCTGTTCCCGGTCGAGCCGAAGGACAAGGCGCGCGATAGCGAGGCTACGCGGCAGTCTGGGTTCCGCAAACTGCTGCGCTACCAAGGCCCGTCTGTCACGTCGTGGGGCGTGCCGAACGCTGGCAAGCGTGGGCTGAAGGCGCAGGCGCAGTCGAAGCGCGAAGGGCTGACCGCTGGTGTGTTCGACGAGCACTATGCCTGGAACCACGGCATTGCCTTCCTCGAATGGAAGGACGGCAAGGGCGACCTGAGCGACAATCAAATTGAGTGGGGCAACGCTATGCTCGAGCGCGGCTTTCGCGTCGCCTGCGTTCGGACGCCGGAGTTCGCGTTGTCGCTGTTCCTCGAATGGGGCGCACCCGTCCGGGGGCTGCAATGAAGCTCGTCCCGCCCGCCTTCACGATCCCCGCGCATCTGGCCGCGCTGCAATCTCTCGTCGATCGCTGCCGGGATGCCGAAGCCCGCAAGGCGCTGATCGTCGCGGCGGGCGCTGCCGAGTGCATCTCGCGTGACGACGCCTTCCTGATGATCACCGCTAACCAGCTAGAGACGGCATGAGCATGGCGATAGATTTCGATGCGATCCGCCGCGACTATCCGCTGGAAACGGTGGTCGCCAAGGTCGTGCAGCTGCGCCGGTCGGGTGCGAACAAGGTCGCGTGCTGCCCTTTCCACGCCGACAAGACGCCCTCGCTGGTCCTCTACAAAGACCAGACCTACCATTGCTTCGGATGCGGCGCGCATGGTGACGTGCTCGACTTCGTGGCTGGCACGCAGCGCACCAGCATTTCGGGTGCAATCCGCTATCTGACCGGCGGCAACGCACCGGTGCTCGACGAGATCGATCAACAGCGCCGCGCACAGGAAATGCGCCAGCGTGAGGCGGCTCAGGCCAAGCACGCGCAGGACGCTGTGCAGGGTGCCCGGAGCCGCTGGCAGCGCGCGTTGCCTGTCGACGGTACGGATAACGCCTATCTGACCCGCAAGAACGTCGCGCCATATGGCTGCCGGCGGGAAGGCGACAATCTGCTGGTGCCGATCTTCGACGAGCAGGGGTTGATCGCCTCCGTTCAGTCGATCCCGCCCGAGGCTGGCGGCAAGAAGCTGTTTCATGCCGGCGCCCCGGTGAAGGGCGGCACGTTCACGATCGGCGATGCCAAGGACGGCCCGGTCGTGATCGCGGAGGGCTTCGCGACCGGCGCGACCGTGCAGATGGCAACCGGTCATCTTGTCGTGATCGGCTTCAGCAAGGGCGCGTTGAAGCGCACCGCCGAACTGGCAGCCAAGCGCTACCCGGGGCGCGCGATCGTCATCGCAGCCGATGTGAATGGCGTCGACGAGGCACAGGCGGCGTCGGATGCGGTTGGTGGCCGTGTAGCGCTGCCGGACCTGCAAGGCGCGGACGGCACCGACTTCAACGACCAGGCCGGGCATTACGGGCTGGATGATGTGGCAGCTGTGTTTGCCGAGCGCAGCCCGCTTCCCCTTGCGGTTCTGTCGCCAGCGGATTGGCATGGCAAAAAGCCCCCTGAGCGCGAATGGAAAGTGGAGGGCCTTGTCCCGAACCACCAAGCCACGCTGCTGACCGGCGCGGGCGCGGCGGGCAAGTCGCTGGTGTCTCAGTTGCTCTGCACCTGTGCGGGGATGGGCGTCGATTTCCTCGGCATCCGCGTCGACCGCTGCCCGACCCTCTACATCACGTGCGAAGATGACAACGACGAGCTGCATCGTCGCCAGCAGGCAATCTGCGACGGCTTGGAAATGTCGCTCAGCGCTACGCGCGGGCATGTCCATCTGCTCAGCCTCTACGGCGAGATGGGCAACGAGCTTTGCACCTTCGACGAAAAGCGCACGCTGGTAACGGCTAAGCGCTACCGCGAAATTGTTCAGACCGCGATCGCCTTGGGCGTCCGGCTGATCGTGCTGGATAACACCAGCCACATGTTCACCGGCAACGAGAACGCCCGTTCCGAGGTCGCCGCCTTCGTCAATCTCGCTAACGCCATGGCGCGCGATATCGACGGTGCGGTCATCATCGTGGGCTTTCCCAACAAGGCCGGCGACTCCTACTCGGGATCGACCGCGTGGGAAAACCAGGTGCGATCGCGCCTGTTCCTTGAAACCCCGAAGAACGAGGATGGCGTGGTCACCGACCCCGACTATCGCGTCCTTCGCAACGAGAAAGCCAACTACGCTCGCAAGGGCACCGAGATTGGTTTCATGTGGAAAAACGGCACGTTCGTCCTCCCGCCAAAGGCAGAGGGCGGCGCTCCCGTGGGCCACCAATTCAGCGATCAACATGCCTGGTACGCACTCACCGAAATCGATCGGCGGTGGCGGGAAGGGAATCCCTTCAGCGCGTCGCACATCGCATCGGAACGCTTCATCGGCACGTGGCTCCAGCAGCGGTTCAAGATGAGCCGCGCTGCCGCCTCGGCGCAGTTGAAGGCGTGGGGAGCGGCCGAAATCATCGTGAGCGAACAGCGCAATTCGAACAGCAAAATGATGGGTCTGCGGGTCAAAAAATGGCCCGATCAGCCTTGCGGAAGTAGTGCGGAAGTAAACCGCTGATTTTGCTAACCCATTGAAATTGCTTGCGGAAGTAGTGCGGAAGTAGGTTGCGGAAGTAGTGCGGAAGTAGGTTTGGCCATTTCGCTAAGTGGCTGATTCAATTGCGGAAGTAGCTGCGGAAGTAGCGGCGAAACTGCGGAGGTTAAATAGCTAGGTACTACGTACCTACCCGGCCCCGCCTTCTGGGGCGGCGGGCCGGGAAATTAGGGAGACGACGAATGATGAAATTGCAGACCAAGGAAGGACCGGTCTGGGTCAACCCCGATCACATCATCAGCCTACGGGATGAAGGCTCGTTCGTGACGATCACGACCATCTTCGGCGGGACGATCTACGTCACCGAAAATAAGGCTGAGCGGATCGCCAACCTGATCAACGGAGGCTGAAAATGGCAGGCAGCGTGAACAAGGTAATCCTCGTCGGCAATCTCGGCCGGGACCCCGAAAGCAAATCGTTCCAGAATGGCGGCAAGGTCGTGAACCTCCGCATCGCCACGTCGGAAAACTGGAAGGACAAGCAGTCCGGTGAGCGTAAGGAAAAGACCGAGTGGCATTCGGTCGCGATCTTCAACGAAGGCCTCGCCAACGTCGCCGAGCGGTTTCTGCGTAAAGGTTCGAAGGTCTATATCGAGGGCCAGTTGCAGACGCGGAAGTGGCAGGACCAGCAGGGCCAGGACAAGTACAGCACTGAGATCGTGTTGCAGGGCTTCAATAGCGTTCTGACGATGTTGGATGGACCGGGCAACGATAGCGGACAGCAGCGCGGCTCGACGCAGCGGGAGGCCAGCAGTCATCAGTCGGCCGGCAAGAGCAACCAGGGCGGCGGCTTCGGCGGCAATAGCTTCGGAGGTGACGACCTTTCGGACGAGGTTCCTTTTTGATGCCGGCGGTATGGAAGCCGGTGCCTAGCCTGCCGGGCGTGATGGTCAGCGACGTGGGGCAAATCCTATTGCCTCCTCGTTCGGCACCGCTGCCAAACGGCGGCTACCGGACATACATTCCTGAGCCAACATTTGGTTGCGTACGTCGTGCCAAGAAAGGCGCAGCTCACGAATATCTCGGCATTTCCAACCGGATATTCGGCAACATCAAGGTTCATCGCGCGGTTTGCGAGGCGTTCCATGGTCTACCACCCTCGGAGAGTTCAGTGGTTCTGCATCTGGATGAAAATGCCCTGAACAATCGGCCTGATAACCTCCGCTGGGGCACGCAGCGCGAGAACATGAATGCTCCGGGGCACAAGGCCTATTGCGCGTCCGTTTGTAAGCGGAAGATGCAAGGTGGGAGGGTTTCGGCCTGATGTCGCCGCTTACCCGGTTCATCGTCGACATGCTGGCCGGGAAGCTGCCCTCGCGCGACCCAGCCGCACTGGCCCAAGGTTACGGCATCCGCGCGGATCACGCCCGCGACTATCTCAACGCATGGAGGAATAGGTGACATGGGCAAAGCGATGAAGAAGAAGCCGCGTCCGGTGCGTGTGCCTTGCCCGAGCGGCGAGGATGCGACACCGCAGCGTCTGGCGCATGGTGATCATGAACTGTCGGCCGGGATCATTGACCGGGCAGGCGAGCGGACCCCGTTGGTGCGCAAGTTCCGGTCGTCGCATCTGGACCGGCTGCACAAGTCCCATGCGATCGATCAGGCGCAGTGGTTCGCTGGGAACTGGTATCGCGAGCAATATGCGCGTGGTGCCACTGTGATGCGGGTCGTGGCGTCCTATGGCGAGCATACGGGCGCAGGGACGCATCCTGGGGACTTCGGGTATGGGCTGCCGCGTCAGGAGGCGCAGGTGCGGGCGAGGGAGCGGTGGCGGCGTGCGCGTGACGAGATGCCGATGACCGAATGGGGCTTCATGGATCGGTTCTTGCTGCACGACGACCTACCTCGCTACAAAGGCGCGACGTTCATGCGCAGCATGGCGCAGATCAGGCGGAATCTCGACGTGCTGGTGCAGCATCTGAAGGTATCTCACATGGCGCAGGAGCGGGCATGAGGATCGTCGATCGAGCCACATTTCTCGCAATGCCCGCCGGCACCTTATTCGCGAAAGCCGACACCCCGAACTGCTACGGCTTTGGGCCACTGACCTTGAAGGGTGAGACAACCGGCAACGACTTCTACGAGCAACGGCTGATCGGGGATGTCGAGGGCGCGGACGACAGCGAACGATGGATACAGGCTTACGATGCGATGGTTGCTGGCGAGGCCAAGGCAATCGACCTAGACATTGAGGGCAGGGACGGGCTGTTCGACGACGACCAGCTATTCGCGGTGTTTGATAGGTCGGACCATATCAATCTCATCAAACGACTGATCGACGCTCTTGACCAAGGGTAACGATTCAGCTACGCAAAGCGACAAGATCAAGAGCTGCGCCCGAAAGGTCGCGGCTCTTTTCGCATCCGGCCTAGCCGGCCCCGCCGATCATCCGACGCGACACAGCAGCAAGCGTTAGCAGAGCGGTCGGCACTGTTCGCGCGGGGGAACGATGGCGGCACGCTTACGAGGCAGGGCAGGGGCTGCCCAGCGCAAGCGTCGCCTGACCGCTGAACCTACGTGCCGCATCTGCCGAAGCAAGGGCATCATCGTCGCGGCGACGCGGGTGGATCACATCGTCGCGCTGGTGAATGGCGGCACCGACGACGACAGCAACGCCCAGAGCCTCTGTGAGCCCTGCCACGACGCGAAGACGAGGGTGGACCTAGGGCAGAGGCAGCAGGTCGCCATCGGCCTCGACGGGTGGCCCCTGCCCTGACCGGGGGGGTGTTGAGAAGTCTGGGGCCTTTCGGGCTGGACACCGACGGCAAACCTAAATTCACGCGCTGCCACTTGAGAGTTCAACCACATGGCCCACCCACGAACGCCAGCGGCGAAGGCTAAGGCGACCGGGGCGGATCAGCTTCACCCAGGGCGCCACAAAGGCCGCAGCGAGCCGAAATCGTCTGCGCTTGGCAAGCCCTCGCCGTTCCTCGACCTGAGCGGTCAGCAGGCATGGGAAGGGTTTCGCCGCGAGCTGCCGTGGCTGATGGAATCGGATCGCGCGCTGGTCGAAATCGCGTCGAGCGTGCGCGGCAGGCTGTTGGCTGGCGAGGACGTGGGCGTGACTGCCCTCTCAATGCTCCAGTCGATCCTGAGCAAGCTGGGCGGGTCGCCGGCCGATCGCAGTAAGGTGGCGTTGCCTGATGACGAAAAGGAGCGCGACGAGTTTTTCGGCGATAGCTGACCGGGCTACGCAATACGCGCGCGACGTGCTGGCGGGGAAGTTTGTCGCTGGTCCGCATGTTCGTAATGCCTGTCGTCGCCACCTTGACGATCTGGAGCGCGGTCATGAGCGCGGTCTGTGGTATTCGGTCGAGAAGGCGGATCGGGTCATCCGCTTCTACGAGCAGAAGTTGCGGCTGAACGGCGGGCAGTTCGAGGGCAAGCCGTTCCTCCTGCACCCGAGCCAAGCCTTCAAGTTGGGCAGCCTCTTCGGATGGCAGCGGGCTGATGGCACGCGGCGCTTCCGGCGGGCTTACATCGAAGAGGGCAAGGGTAACGGTAAGTCGCCGTTCGCTGGTGGTATCGGCCTGTACGGCATGATGGCGGACGACGAGCCGGGCGCGGAGATTTACGCGGTCGCGGCGCATCGAGATCAGGCGAAAATCCTGTTCAACGACGCTGTGTCGATGATGGAGCAGTCGCCGGACCTGTCATCGCGGATCACGCCAAGCGGCGGGCCGGGTCGGGTCTATAACATGGCTTGGTTGCCGAAGGGGTCGTTTTTCCGCCCCCTGAGCAAATCGGCGGGGAAGTCCGGATCGGGGCTTAGGCCCCATATCGGCCTTGCCGACGAGCTGCACGAGCACCCGAACCGCGACGCGGTGGAGATGATCGAGCGCGGCTTCAAGTTTCGCCGGCAGCCGCTGCTGCTGATGATTACGAACAGCGGCACCGACCGCCAGTCGATCTGCTATGAGGAACACGAACACGCGGTAAAGGTCGCGGCGGGCACGCTGACACCGGGCGATACCTTCGCCTATGTCGGCGAGCCGATCGACGACACGACATTTTCCTTCGTGTGCAGCCTTGATCCCGGCGATGACCCGCTTGAGGACCCGACGTGCTGGGCCAAGGCGAACCCGCTGCTGGGCACGATCCTGACCGAAGAGTATCTGGCTGGCGTGGTGGCGCAGGCGAAGGCGCTACCGGGCAAGCTGAATAACATCCTCCGGTTGCATTTCTGCGTTTGGACCGAGGCTGACACGGCATGGATGAGCCGTGAGGTTCTTGAACCATGCCTTGCCGACTTCGACCCGGTGATCCACCACGGCAAACGGATCGCGCAAGGCATCGACCTTTCGCAGAGCCGCGACATTACGGCTAAGGCGAGTGTCGTCGAAACGGGCAGCATTCCGGTCGAAGTCGAGGTCGACGGACAGCGTGTTGCGGTCAACAAACCGACGTATGATGCATGGATCGAGGCGTGGACGCCGGGAGACACGATCAAGGCGCGGTCGGATCGCGACAAGGCACCCTACGAGGTCTGGGCACGCGAGGGCTATCTGAACGCGCCCAAGGGCCAGAGCATCCGCTTTGACCATGTGGCGCAGTCACTGGCTGACGATGACCGGGATTTCGACGTCGGCATGGTCGGCTACGACCGCTACGCGTTCCGCCGGTTCGAAGAGGAAGTGCAGAAGCTCGGGCTGAGTATCAATTTCGTCGAGCATCCCCAAGGCGGCACCAAAAAGGGCAAGCCGACTGCGGACATGAAAGATGCCGCTGAGGCCGAAGGTCGCGAGCCTGAGGGCCTGTGGATGCCAGGATCGCTGCGCGCTTTGGAAGAAGCGCTGTTGGAGGGCCGGATAAGGCTGCGGCGCAACCCGGTGCTGATTTCGGCGATGATGACGGCGGTTACTGACGAGGATCGCTGGGAAAACCGCTGGCTGGCGAAAGAGCGCGCAGCGGGCAAGATCGACGCCGCCGTGGCGTTGGCGATGGCGTTGGGGGTGGCTATGGCAATGCCGAAGACCACTGGCGTCGACGACTGGCTTGCCAGTCTCAGGGCCGCGTAATGGGGTTCTGGTCGAACACCTTCGCCTTTCTTGGGTGGCCTGTCGGCGCGCAGGATGGCGACAACGTGCGCACGGGCACGATCACCACTGAGCGCGCGAGCGACACTGGTACAGCGAACGCGCAGGCCGCTACCGGGCTGGCGTCGACTTGGGCTTGTGTCTCTTTCTGGGCAGGCAATATCGCCGGTTTGCCGCTGACGATTTACCGGCCGGGACCGATGGGTGTACCGATCGAGGATCGCGACCACCCCCTGTTCTGGCTGTTGCGCAGCCCAAATTACGACCAGTCCGCTTTTGACTTTTGGGAGTACATGGTCGCGGCGATCGAGCTTCGCGGCAATGCCTACGCGGAGATTATCAAACGCGCAGACGGGGCGGTGGTGGCGCTCTCACCTATCCCGCCGCATCTGGTTACTGTTACCCGCCAGCGCGACGGTAGCTTGCGTTACGTGTGGGAGGCGGATGGCACCCGGCATGACGAGCCGCAAGAAAAGGTGCTGCATATTCGGGGCTTCGGCGGTGGGCCGCTAGGCGGTGTATCGCCGCTTGATGCTTGCCGCGGCACGTTTTCGTCAGCCCTTTCGGCTGAAAACGCGGCGCGGGCTACGTTCAGCAACGGGGCGCGACCTTCTGGCACGCTCTCAACTGATAAGCCGTTAAAGCCGGAGCAGCGGCTCGAAGCAGAGCGGTTGTTACAGGAAAAATTCGTAGGTGCTGTCAACGCCGGTCGGCCGATGCTGCTGGACAACGGGCTAACATGGCAGTCTCTCTCGATTACGCCAGAAGCCGCGCAGATGCTCGAAAGCCGCCAGTTCTCGCTGGAGGAAATCTGCCGTGTCTTTGAAGTCGATCCCCACTTGGTCGGCCATACGGCAGGCAACAGCTTTCTTGGCAGCAGCATCGCAAACCAGACGCTATCCCTGCTGAAGTTCAAGATGCGTAAGCGTCTCAAGCGCATCGAAGGCGCGCTGGAAAAGCAGTTGCTTACGCAAAACGAACGCAAGGCGGGCGTGTCGATCGAGTTCAACGTCGAAGCGTTTCTGCGCGCCGACAGCCAAGGTCGGGCCACATACTACCAGATCATGAAGCAGTTCATGACGCGCAACGAAATTCGCGCTCTGGAGGGGCTGGCTCCTGTCGAAGGCGGCGATACGATTATGGTCCAAATGCAAGACGTATCCCTGACGCAGAACGGCACACCGGAGAAGGCTCAATGACCGATGATCGCATGACCCCGGAAGAGCGTATTGCCGCGCACCGTGCTCGGATGAATGTCGCCGGGGCAGTACCAATGACGGCTGAAGAAATTCTGACCGGCCAATCGCAGGGCGGCGTGCCACGCCCGGCCTTCCTCAAGGATCACGACGACGACGGCACGGTCGACGCGATCGACCCCGGAGAAAGGTGAGGCTATGGACGAGCTGGACTTCGTACTCGACGCCAAATCGATCGATAGCGACGGTAATATCGAAGGGCTGGCGATCGGGTATGGAGACGTGGACCATGGCGGCGATGTGGTCGTGCGTGGCGCGGTCGATCTAGAGGAGCGCAAAAGCCTCCCGATGCTCATGCACCACGACCGCAAGCGGCCAGTCGGTGTCTGGACAGATTTCGACGACCGCCTCGAGGGTCTGCACGTCAAGGGCCGATTCTCCACTTCGGCGGCTGGGCGCGAAGCGCGCGATGACGTTCGTGCCGGCATCATTACCGGCCTATCGATGGGGTTCATCACCAAGGAGCGCCGGTTCGAGGGCAAGTCCCGCCACCTGCTAAAGCTCGGGCTGCATGAAATTTCGCTCGTGACGGTGCCGATGAACAACCGGACCCGGATCACCGGGTTCAAGGACATTCTGGGCGCCGGTGACATGCCGACCGTCCGCGATCTTGAGGACTTCCTGCGGGACGCCGGATTTTCTCGGACCAAGGCAGCGGCAATGGCCGCTGCCTGCACGCCGCATCTTCGGGGGGAACCCGAGGCGAAGGCGATCGACCCAGCCCTGGCCTTCTGGTCCGCAATGGCGGTTGGCTGACCCAACCTTTTCCGAAGGAACTACCGATGCGAAAGCACACCCTGTTCGCGGGGGCTGTGGCCCTGTGCGCGATGACCGCTGCCGAACGCGCCAAGGGGCGCTATATGCGCTCGCCCGATGGGCACGGCGGCGGCAAGACCGCCGAGCAACTGGCGACCGAGGCAAAGGCCGCGTTCGACAAGAAGCACGACGAGGTGAAGCAGATTGCCGAGAAGGCGCTTGCTGAAGCCGAGCGTGGCATTCCCATGTCGACGACCGCCAAGGAACTGGCCGATCAGGCGCTGACCGGCATGAACGAGGCCAAGTCGCGGCTCGACGAGCTAGAACAGAAGATGGCGCGGCGCGGCGGTGCGGGCGGCGATGCGGAAACCAAGTCGATCGGGCAGCAGTACATCGACAGCGATGCCTACAAGGCGGCTTTCGGTAGCGGCGCTCGTCAGGGCCAGAATGTCGGCATCGAGGTCAAGGCGATTACGTCGCTGACGACCGACGCAAACGGTTCGGCGGGCGATCTGGTGCGCCCGGAACGTGTGCAGTCGCCGATGATGAACCTGCCCGACCGGCAGTTGACCATCCGCAACCTGATCGCGCCCGGCCAGACCAGCTCGTCGTCGATCGAATACGTTCAGGAGACCGGGTTCACCAACAACGCCGGCATGGTCGCGGAAGGCACGCTGAAGCCGGAATCGACCCTGAAGTACGACCTGAAGAACGCGCCGGTTCGCAAGATCGCGCACTGGTTCTTGGCCTCGGCTGAAATTCTGTCGGACGCTCCGGGCCTGCGGTCAATGATCGACAACCGCCTGCGCTACGGCCTCGCGTTCGTCGAGGATGTGCAGCTGCTCAAGGGCGATGGCACCGGGCAGAATCTGGCGGGCATCAAGCCGCAGGCGGCGGATTACGCCGTGCCAGCTGGCCTCACCGGCTTCGCTGCGCCTTCGATGATCGACAAACTGCGTATCGCGCAGTTGCAGGTAGCTCTGGCACTTTACCCTGCCGATGGTCAGGTGCTGCACCCGATCGACTGGGCCATCATCGAAATGATGAAGGATGGCGAGGGCCGGTATCTCATTGGCAACCCCCAGGGCACGCTGTCGCCGACACTGTGGGGCCTGCCGGTCGTGCCGTCGATGGCGCAGACGGTGGGCGAATTCACCGTTGGCGCCTGGCGGATGGGCGCGCAGCTGTTCGACCGCGAACAGTCGGGTGTGCTCGTCTCGACTGAGGACGGTGATAATTTTCGGCGCAATATGGTGACCGTGCTCGCGGAGGAGCGGCTTGCCCTCACCGTGTATCGCCCGGAAGCCTTCGTTGACGGTGCGTTCGCCAACGCATGACCTGTCGGGGGCGTGTAATGCGCCCCCGCAACCGGGAGGCCCCGCATGGCCGACAAGAAAACCTACACCGTCCATCGCGCAATGCATGGCGACGGTCGTGATTACGCACGCGGCGACACCCGTGAAATGACCGAAGCGGATGCAGCATCGCTCGTCACAACCGGCGCGCTATCGCTGGAAGGCGATGAGCCGAAAGCGGCCGCGCCTGCTATCGAGCACACTTTTGGCCAGAAGCCGAGCAGTGTGAACGACGGCGGCTACACCAGCGCCAGCGGCGGCGCTGTCAAGCCGGCCTCAAAGCCCGCGAACAAGGGCGCAAAATGACCCCCCTGACCCTCGACCTGCTGAAGGACTGGCTGCGCGTCACGTCGAATGACGAGGATGTGCTGCTGGGCGTCGCGCTGCGCGCGGCGGTTCGGCATATCGAGGGTCAGACCGGTGTGCTTTTCACCCGCCGCGAAGTCACGCAGCCGCTTTATAACGGCCGGCTGCTGTATGGCCCCGATCGCGGGACTGTCACGGTCGCATGGACCGGTGACGGTGTGGCGCAGACCGAGGCCGGCGTCGTGATCGGCGACACGCTGACCAATACCATCTACCCCGGCGCTACTGCCACCTATGAAGCGGGCTATTCCGACCCGGAGGACGTGCCTGAGGACCTGCTGGTAGCCGCGCTGCTGCTGGCAGGGAATTGGGACGCGAACCGGGAGGCGACCGCCGGCAATCTGGCACCTCTGCCGTTCGGCGTTGAATCGCTGATCGGCAATTATCGCCCGGTGCTGGTGTGAGCGCAGGCCCACGCGATCGGCGTATCTCGATCGAGCGCAGGACGGTCACCTCCGACGATTACGGCGGCGAGGTCGAGACGTGGACCCAGATCGTCCAGCCTTGGGCCAAGATTACCTACGGGACCGGACAGGAACGGCGGGTCGCAGCGCAGGAAAGCGCGACGCTGACCGCCACCTTCCGCATCCGTGAAGATAGCATTGCGGCGACGATCACGCCGCTAGACCGCATCCTTTTTGATGGCGCGACCTGGGACATTGCCAGCAGCGTGCCGTATCGCCGCGAAGCCCGCGACCTGACCGCCACCCGGCAAGCATAGGGGTAACGACATGGCCGATCCTTTCGCCGCGTTCGCTGATTCGACGGACGGGCCAAGCGCCGCGCCGTTCGCAATCGTGCCGCATGACACGAACGAACTCGCGACCGTGCCGAAGGGCATTTACGTCGGGACCGGTGGCGACGTGACCCTGCGCGGCGTCCGTGGCGCCGCCGACGTAACCTACAAGAACCTCCCGGATGCGTCGTATATCGCGGTGCGGGCACAGTATGTCCGCGCGACCGGCACGACGGCCACCAACCTTGTCGCGGAGGCCTGAGGCATGACGCGCAGTTCGGGAGCGATCGGGGGCGTCAGCACTAGGCAGCTTGCCGTCCAAGGTGTTGGTAGGGTGCCAGTATGCGTCCGCTGCGACACGCTGGCCGACTATAAGGAATGGACCGCATTCACCGGCCGCGCGCCGGACATGATCCACGGGTTTGCATCCTCTGCCCTCGGCGGTTCGACGCCGTATGAGAATAACATTGGGGCCTTCGATGCGTGTTTGGGTGTCGCCCGATCGATCATCGCGACGTGGACCGCCAATGCCGTGACCCTCGGGGTTCCGGTAATTCCGATCTGCTGGGCTGTCCCAGGGGCGACCAACACCCAGACGGCGGCAGACGTGGGCGCGGGTGTCTATGACGACCAGATTCTAGCTCTGCTATCGGCGTTCCTTGCGCACCGCACCGACACGGGTCCGATCAATATCCGGCCGAATTGGGAGGGCGGCTATCCGAACACTTGGCCGTGGTCGTTCACCCGGTCCACGCAAGACGCGACGGATTACAAGGCGTCGTTCCAGCGGATCGCGACGCTGGCCCGTAGCCTTTCGGAACGCTTCAAGATCGAATGGTGCGTGCAGCATTATTGCACGGACACCGGTGGTGCGATCGTCGACCCGACCGTCGCCGGCAATCCCGGCCCGGCGTTCTTCGATATTGTCGCCCCGGACGTGTATGTCGTCGGCAACAACTTCGGTCAGAACATCAACTTCAGCGATGTCGCGCGCAGCACGGCAACCCTGAAATTTGCGGGCTTCCCCTATGGCGCCCGCTATCTCGCGGACTATGCGCGCGCCAATGGCAAGCAAATGTCCTTCCCTGAATGGGGGATCGGCGCAGACTCTCCGGGCATGATGCGGGATTATGCCGCCTTCATTCAGGACCCCAGCAACCGTTTCGCCTATCACGGCGTGTGGAATAAGAACGCTTCTCCGCCCTTCTTCTGCCGCGTCTCGAACCGTCAGCATCCCAAAAAGGCTGCTACCTACCTCGACAGCTTCGTCGGCACCGGCAAGGCGCTGACCGAGCAGTCCGAGACGTCGGCCTATGCGTTGCGCGCGACCGCGCCACCTGTAGCGACCCGGCGCGCCGCGATCGACAAGCTGTATGCGCGCCTGAAGCAATTCGGTCTGCTGTCGAAGCTGGACGAAATTTACCTGCTGGCTGGCGCCGACAACGACATCAGCCGCCTCGGACTCAAACTGACCGGCGGCGGCTTGCCTGCTGGCAACGGCCTGCCGGCCTACAAAGTGCCCGGCAAGCAGCTGGTCATCAACGGCGCGCCGATCTTCACGGCCGATCAGGGGTGGCAGGGCACGGGCACCTATGCCGACTATCTCAGCACCGGTCTGAACCCTGCGGCGGGCTGGAGTGGGCGGTTTGTCCAGAACAGCGCTCACATGGGTATCCTATCGCTGACTGCGATGGACAACGCCGGCACGGCCAGCGGCGATTTCGGCTCGAACGTCTCGTCGATCGGGCGAAACACCGCATCGACGTGGGTGGGGCGCCCAAACACCGCTGCCGACGTCAGCATTTCCGCAGCCGGACGCGGTGCAGGCCATATCATGTGGAACCGCACGGCGGCGGGGGCCTGGCAATCGTTCTTCAACGGGGCGCCTGAGCGAAGTGGCACCGATGCCAGCACGGCGATCATCACGAACGACCTGCATATCGGTCGCATTGCCGGCATTCGCGCGGGCGTGAACCGCCTGGCGGTGGCTCACTTTGGTGCAGCGCTGACGGTTGGCGTGAACCAAAATGACCCGCTCAATCTTTACAGCGCTATCCTCGAATACGCGCAAGCGGTCGGGCTGAACCCGTGACGACCCGCACCGTCCGCGTAGAAGGGCTGCGTGAGCTTGACCGTGCGCTCGGTCAGCTGCCGAAGTCGACGGCGCGGGCGGCATTGCAGCGGACGCTGAAGAAGGCGGCGCAGCCGCTGAAAGCCGCGATGAAGGCCAAGGCGCCGAAGCTGACCCGCGCGCTGGAGGAATCGATCGTCGACGGGACGAAGCTGACCGGGCGGCAGGCGCGGATGGTCAAGAAGGACGGGAGGGCATTTGCGACGCGGCATGTCGGCAGCGCCGATCCGTCCGCGATCCCGCAGGAGTTCGGCACCTTCAAGGAAAACGCTCAGCCTTTCGCTCGCCCGGCATGGTCAGAGACGCAGGACGAGGTGCTGGCGATCATCGGCCGCGATCTTGGGCAGGAAATTACCAAGGCCGCGCAGCGGTTGGCGGTGCGACAGGCGAGGGGGCGGTGACGCATGGACATGGAAACCGCCATGCGCGCCCGATTGCTGGCCGATTCTACGGTCGCCGAGCTGGTCTGCACGCGGGTGTACTGGATTGAGCGCCCACAGGCGACCTTGCTGGAAGCCATCACGCTCCAGCATGTCACCGACGAGCGCCGCACGAATTACGACGACTTCGACGGGATGCAGCCGGGCTACGTTCAGGCCGATGTGTGGGCATCCAGCTATGCGAAGGGGAAGGCGATCAAGGAGGCGGTGATCGCCGCTCTTGCGCCTGCTGGCGAGCATGGCGGCGTCCGCTTCACCCGTGCCTTTCCCGACGCCCGCGATCTTAGCGAGCGGGTCGATACCAAGACGATCTTTCGGCCATCGATCGACTTCACCTTTTTCTACGGCCAAGCCTGAGGGAGCATACCATGGCAGACGAATCCACGGGCTTCGGCTCGTCCTTCTCGATCGGCAATCCGGTCACGCTGATCGAACTGGCGAACATCGAGGAATTCCCCGACCTGCCGTCGTTCACGCGCGATCTGCTGGACACGACGCACTACAAGACCGCCGGCGGCTTCATGACCTACATGGGCAGCCCGCTGAAGGATGGCGCCGAAAGCGATCTGGTAATGAAGATCGCGCTCGGATCGGCCAGCGATGTGGCCTGCCGCACTGCCATGGCTGACGGTCTGGAGCGCCCCTACAAGATGGTGCTGCCGGTCGCGGGCGGGGAGACGTGGGAAATCACGGGAAACCTCATCGTGCGTAATTACGTCCGCACAAACCCGAAGGCCGATCTTCGCCTCGCCACGCTGACCGTGAAGTGGTCGGGTCAGGCGACTGAGGCAGAGGGCGCATAATGCTTGCTGCCTTCTATCACGAAGAGCAGCTGACGGTCGGCGACGAAACGCTGCGCTTGGTCATCAATTTCGCGGCGCTGGACGCCGTAGAGTCGCTGACCGGGCGCGCGTTCGACCGCATCCTTGCCGACTTCACCAAGAAGGATGCAGAGCCGCAGCTGAGCTTGCAGGGCAAGGTCGTATGGGGGCTGTTGCGCCAGCATCACCCCGAAATCACGCTCGATCAGGTCGCGGCACTGCTGTTCGGCCCGACCGGTGCGCGGATCGGTGCGGCGATTGCCAAACTGATGGCGGCGGCGTTCCCTGCTGCTGAACCGGCAGACCCGAAAGCGAAGGGCGCAAACCCTCGCAAGCCGCGTGGAGCATCGAATCCTTCCTGACCGCATGGTGTGAGCAGGGGCTGACGCCGGCCGAATTCTGGCAGCAGACGCCCCGCACCTATCTGGCGATCATGAAAGGCCGGGCACGCGCGGCGAAACACGAAGCCGAGCTGATGATTTCGCAGGCGTGGCATTGTGAAGCGTTCGCCCGCGCGAAAAGGCTGGAACCGCTAGGCCACTATCTGCCGAGCGATGGCGAGGAAGCGCAGCCGGTGCAGGCCGAGGTTATCCTGGACGCTATGATGACCATGCAGGCGCATGGCGTGCCGATGAACATCAACCGGCTGCATTAGCTGTGGACTGAAGCCAATTACGCCGCATCATCTAACCTTTGCAGGTAAGGGTGATTCGGTGACGTGGCTGAAAACATTTGCAACGGCGATTTTTGGAGGAAAACAGGAAACCTTGCCGGATCGGCGTAAGCTGAGCCTGACTGGTTTCTACTGGCAAGTGAGCGGCGTAACCGCATTGGCATCTAGCCGAGGGTTCTCCCAGAAAGTTGTCGGAGAGTCGTTCTACAGGGCGGAAATTGAAGAGGTCGTGGGTGGAGCGACGACCCATGGCGTCACACTTGCTATCGCCGCCGTCCTAAGTCCGGCAATCTACAAGGGCGACCCAGCAATTGACGTCCTTCTCGGGGGCAAAAAGTGCGGCTCAATACCGAAAGCGGAAGTGCCGGCGCTGCTTAACGAGTTGTATGAAGTATCTTCAAGCGGCATCGCCTCAGCCAAAGCCCGTGTTAGGGCGGGCTTCGAAGGTGGCGATTATTGCATTGAATTGAACATTAAGCGGCCACTGGCTGCGAAGATCGCCTAAGGTCGGCACCGGCTACGCCGGTTGTCGCTGCTCGGGCTACAACCGGGGAAGACGCCTATGCCGTCCGCACTAATTGGCGCGCTTCGGGTCGAACTTGGAATCGATAGCGCGCAGTTCAGCAATGGCCTGAAGCGCGCTAATCGAGACGCTTCCAGCGCATCACGCGCAATCGAGCGCTCGTTGGGCGGTATAGGCCGCGCCGTGGCCGGGTTGACGGCGGGTTTTGCTGGCATGAGGGCCGCGCAGGCGTTCCTCGCTATCTCCGACAAGGCGAAGTCGATGGAGAGCCAACTACGGCTCGCTACGGCGTCCTTTGGCAGCTTCACGAAGGCGCAGGAGGACAGCGAGCGGATTGCGAAGGAAGCGCGAGGCGGCATTGTGGAGACAACGAGCCTCTACAGCAGTTTCTTGCGCACGTCGGCAGAACTTGGGCGGACGCAGGCGCAGGCGGCAACCGCAACCGAGACGTTTAGCAAGGCGCTAAAGCTGGGCGGGGCCAGTACCGCGCAGATCAACAGCGCCACGCTCCAGATGGGGCAGGCGCTCGCATCGGCCAACGTCCAGTGGGATGAATTGGGCCAGATTTTGGAAGCGTCTCCCCGGCTTGGGAAGGTATTCACGGACTATCTGGGCAAGACGCGCGGCGAACTGAAAAAGATGGCCGAGGACGGGAAGCTCACCAATCAGATGCTTTTCGACGCCCTGAACGATTCTAAGATTACGGCCGGCATCAATCAGGAGTTTCGCCAGCTTTCCAAGACCTTTGACGAAGCGATGCAGCAGGTTGAGAACGCATCGATCGCGACGTTTGCGGCCTTCGATCGCGGAGGGCAATTTTCCAACATGCTCGCAAGCTTCATGAACGAAGCCGCGACCGGGTTTAAGGGCATGTCGGGCGACGCTGAGCAGACCGGCGTTGAAATCCGCGCAATCATGGAGGGCCTGCACGACGCTTTCGAACCGATGGTACAGGGAGCGTTGGCGGCGTTCGAAACGATCGGCCTCGATAGCCGGAGCCTCGCAAAGCAGATCGCGGACGACCTCTCCATTATCGGCAACGGCATCGACGCCATCCGCAATTTTGACAACGGGCTTGAGAACACGATCCGCAACAAGATCGGGCTTTCTGGCAACGGCGAGGGGCCGTCCGGGTTCGGCAAGCGGTTCGACAGTGGCGCGGACGCATATCGCCGCGTGGGCGCTCTACGGGCGCGCGACCGGCAGGCCGATAAGATGTTCGACAAGCTGCTAGGCGGCACGCCCCAACCCGCGCAGATTGGCGATTGGTTCCGGGGTGAAGGGGCCTTCGCTCCCCGTCGCGCTCGCTCGACTGCGGCCGGGAAGAGTGGCGGCAAAGGCAAGAGCGCGGAACAGCGCCAGCGCGAGGCGGAGCGGGCGGCGGAAAAGGCCATCCGCGATCAATACCAGCTCGACCGCGAGGCACTGGCAGGGAAGCGGGAACTTCTATCGGCACAGCGCGACCTGACGACCGACTATACCGAGCGCAACGTCTTGTCCGTTCAGATGCTCAACCTAGAACGGCAGGCACGCGAAAAGCAGATCAATCTCGACTTGGCGATGGGCGATATTTCGAAGGTCGAAGCCGATCGCCGACGCGCCTTGGAAGACCAACTGACGCTGCTGGGCAAGCAGCGCATCTGGCAAGAAGAAGAGCTTGCTCGCCTTGCGGGGATCGCGGAGGTTGAGGACGAGGCATTCTCGCTTCGCGAACGCGCGCTACAGGGCGAGGCGACACTGGCCGAAACGATGGCCGAACGCCGCGAAGTCGAAATGCGTATCCTCGACCTCGCCCGCGAACGCGAGCAGAAGGAAATCGACCGGCTGCGACTGGGATCGGTCGAGGATCAGCAGCGCGCGGACATGCGCCAATCGGCGCTGAACGGGAATTATGCTCGCGACCGGGCAACGGTGATGCAGCAGACGCGCGGGCCATGGGAATCCTTCCTTACCAGCTTGCCGGACACCGCCGCCAAGGCGAATGAGGCGCTTGAAGGCGTAGCGGCTAATGGCGTCGGTACTCTAATTGATGGGCTGTCTTCAGCTGGCTTTAAGATCAAGGAACTCGGAGCCACGTTCAAGCAGGTCTCGAAAAGCATTCTAGCCGATCTATTGCGGATCCAGCTCCAAAAAGCGTTCGTCGGTGCGATCGGCAACGCGTTGGGTGGCCTGCTGGGCGGCTTGGGCGGTGGTCTGAAGGTAGCACCGGGTAGCGAATTCGGGCTGGGCAATGACCTGAAGAGCTTCACCCCGAACCTCACAGGCTTGGCGACTGGCGGCACAATCAGCGTGTTGGGCAAGGGCGGGCTGGATACCAACCTGCTGTCGATCAACGGTATGCCGGTAGCGCGGGTCAATCGTGGCGAGCGCATCCGGGTCGATCCGAACGCGACGCCGGCCAATGACCGGCAGTTGTCGGTGATGGTCGAGAAAAGCCCGCTGTTCGACGTGACCGTTCGCGATATTGCGCAGACCCAGGCGACTGCATCGACGATTGAAGGGCAGCGGACGCAAGCCCGCCGCGCGCGCAATACGATGGGGCGGGGTGGCCGATGATCGACCTGACCACCGCCCCGATCGCCGAAAGCGTGCCGCGCCTGCTGCAATGGGGGTCGGAACTGACGCCGACCCTTGGCGGGGTGACGCAGCGGCTCGACCGGCTCGGGTCACGGCACGGGCTAGACGTGCAGATGCCGCCGATGCGGATGGCAGACGAGGGGCGGCGGTGGATTTCGCGGCTGCTGCTGGCAAAGCAAGAGGGCGGGCGCATCGCCTTTCCGCAGGTCGATTTCGAGCCGGGTCCGTGTGGGCGCCCAACGGTCAGCATTGCAACCGCATCGGGCCGCTCCATCCCGATCACGGGTGCCACAGCCTATTACACCGTGCGTGAGGGCCAGTGGCTGTCTGTCACCCATGCCGGCAGGTCATACCTTTACTGCGCCACGGCACAGGTCGTGCTGAACGGCAGCGGGGCAGGCGCTGTGCCGGTCGACGTGCTGCTGCGTTCGCCGCTGTCGGTCGGGGATGCGGTGGAGCTGTCGAAGCCGGTCATTGAGGGATGGCTGTCGGGTGACGGCTACGAATGGACGCTGGAGCGCAGCCGCACCGTGGGCTTGGGCTTTACGATTGTGGAGAGGGCATGACCGCTCTGCATCCCGCGCTCGATGCCGCGCTGGCTGGCGACCGCGCGCTGATCTTCGCTGCGCTGCGGGTGGACTTCGACGGCGATCCGGCTCTGCTGCTAGACGGATCGGGCACGGCCACTTTCTCGGTCGACGGATCGCCCGTGACGTTCATCGGCGCGCACCCGGTCTGGGGTTCGTGGGACGGCATCGACGACTATTCGGATGGTGCTGGCGATGAAGCCCCGTCCTTCGCATTCTCGCTCCTGCCCCCGGTTGGTGCTGACCCGGAAGCCATCGCGACCGACGACATGCAGGGCACCCGCGTGCGTTTCTGGATCGGGGCTATCAACCCGCAGACGGGCGCGGTGATTGGCGAACCGCTGCTGCTGTTCGACGGCGAGATTGACGTGCCGACGCCGGTCATTGCCATGCAGTCGGTGCGGGTCGACTTCGATTGCGTGGGCGGCATGGAACGCTTCTTCGAGAATGAAGAAGGGGTGCGGCTTGCCCCAGCGTTCCACAAGCGGGTCTGGCCGGGTGAGCTGGGTTTGGACTTCATCACAGGCGTTCCCGATCCGGTATATTGGGGCCAGTCGACACCGAGCGGGGTGCGCATATGAAGATGCACCAACGCCGCGACGTGACGCAGGCAACGATGGATCATTTCACGCCGAAGCCGTTCGATTGGTGCAAGGCAGCGACCTGCGTCCACATGGTCCGCCGGCATGTCGCTGCAATGGGCCATCCGGTGCCGCCGATGCCGCGCTTCCGGTCGGCTCTCACCGCCAAGGCCGCGCTGACCGAGCGGGGCTGGAGCAATCTGGCCGAGATGATGGACGCGACCTTGCCCCGGATCATGCCGGCGCAGGTCATCATGGGCGATGTGGTCGAATTGCAAAGCGAAAGCGACGTGTTCGGCGCCCTGTGCATCGCGCTCGGTGACGGCCGGGTCATGGGGTATTCCGAGGGAAACGAAGGGTTTAGCGTAATGCAGCCTTTCACCTCTCCTATCGCGGCTTGGAGGGCATAATGTCCAAGGTCGCAAAGATCGCCGCCGTCGTCATTGCCGTCGCAGCGGCCATTCCTTCGGGTGGCACATCGCTGCTGGCGGCGGGCGTGGCGGCGGCAGGGGTGGCATCGGGCGCAGCTGCGGTGGCCGTGGCAAGCGCCATTGCGATCGGGTCCAATCTGGCGGTCGGGCTGCTGTCGCCACGTACCGGCGGCACGGGTGGTGGCACGCAGACGGATTGGTCGGCCGATCCGCGCGCGCCGATCCCGATCCGCTTTGGACGCACTGGCGGCGCAGGGAACATCGTCTATCGCAAGGGCAGCGGCGAGGCGGATAAGAACCAGTACCAGACGCTGACGACGGTATTGAGCGGTGCTGGACCGATCGACGCAATCGAGGCGAGCTATGCCGACAAGAAACTACTGACCTTCACGGGTGCGGCTGCAAACGCGCCGTTCTCGGGATGGCTGTGGGAGGTTCGCCAGCTTGGCCTTTGCCCTGAACCGGCTGCGCTGAACACCGGCGTTGGCAATAAGCCGGGCTGGACCGCCGATCACAAGCTATCGAGCCTCGCGGCGGTGCAGACGACCCTACGCTACGACAGCACAGGCAAGGGCACCTTCATGACCGAGCCGGGGATGCTCTGGGTCACGCGAGGCGTGCGCTGCTACGACCCGCGACTGGACAGCACCTATCCCGGTGGCAGCGGGCCGCAGCGGTGGTTCGATCAGACGACGTGGGCCTTCAGCAAGAACCCCTACATCGTCGGGCTGACCTGGGCGATCGGGTGGAAGGCGAATAGCGTCCGCGTGGCTGGCGTCGGCATCCATATCCGTAATATCGAGGTGTCGCGGTTCGTCGAAGGCGCGAACGTCGCCGACTTCAATGGCTGGACCTGCGGCGGTGAAGTCTCGACGGGTGACGACAAGTGGCAGGTGCTGAAGTCGATCCTGCAAGCCGGCAGCGGGGAGCCGCTGAAGGATGGCGCAACGCTCTCCTGCATGGTCAACGCGCCGCGCGTGCCGATCGCAACGATCACCCGCGACGACGTTGTGGGCGAAGTTAGCGCGCCGCGCACGCAGCCGCGCCGGGATCGGGTGAATGGCATCATCCCGACCTATCGCAGCGAGGCGCATTTCTGGGAGGTCGTGCCGGGCGAGGTTGTCCGTGACGCCGCGATGCTCGCCAAAGACGGCGACGAGCGGACGAAGGAAATCGCCTACGGGCTGGTGCAGGTCGAAGGTAGCGAGGACGTGCAGCAGACGGTCGAGCTTGCCGGCTATGATCTGGAGAATGCCCGCGAAGCCGGCCCGATCACAATGCCGCTCAAGCTGCGGTGGATCGGCTTCCGCGCTGGCGACTGCGTGACGATCGACGCGGACGAGACGGGCCTGTCGGGCAAGCAGATTATCCTGCTGAAGCGGTCACTTGACCCCGCGACCGGCATGGTCCCGATGACGATGCGGACGGAGGACCCGACGAAGCACGCGCGGGTGTTCGCACGCACGGGCACGCTGCCGCCGATCGTGGTCCCGGTGCGGCCGGATATTCCCGGCGATTATAGCGAGAATCCGATCGCCGATGAACTAATGGCTGACGTGACCGAGTTGCAGGAGCAGTTCGGCGTTGCGACGGGTTGGGCCAATTACGCGCATACGGGCGGCGCGGTGACGATCGCTGCTAATACCCGCACGCAGCTTATCATCAACGCCGGCACGAAGATCGAGACGCAGAAGCCGAGCGACATTTCGGCGCTGTGGGATGGCACGGCAAGCCGCATTACGGGCCGCAATGGCGACGCGGTGGGCGCCCGTATTCGCCTGATCGCTACGCCGACCGACGCCACGGCCAGCACGCTCAAGGTCGAGTTCGACATTTCAGGAACGACGCCGGTAGCACCGGGAGTCGACCCGATCGTTGCCGCTCGCACCGAGGCTCTGATTTCCGGCGCGGCAGTCCCGCAGTTGATGACGCTTACGGAGCTACTGTTCATGGGCGCGACGTTCGCTGCGAATGGCTGCGCGGTCTGGGTCACATCGGACGGCCCGGTCACGATCACCTCGCCGTCGATCCACATTCAAGTCACGCACAGGGCGCGCTGATATGGCGATGGAATATACCGGCGAGGGCAGCATCCCAGACATTCGGGCGCGGCTGCCGAAGCGTCGCGGGCAGGTGACGTTCGGCACGAATGGAACCGCGACGATCGAATTCAATCCGCCGATTTCCTTGACCCGCGAGCCGTTCGTGCAGCTGACCCCGCGCATCGCGCCGCTTTCGGCCGAAATGGTCATCGCCAATCTGGTGGACGGCAGCTTCACCACGAACGCGCAGGGCATGTACACCAGCGTCCAGATCAAGGGCGGGCGGTTGCGGGCCAATCTGCCAACGCTGACCGTGTTGTCGCTGGGCGCGTTGCTCACAAGCGTCGTCACTGGCGTAAACGCGATCGTGACGGCTCTGACCGGCCTGACGCTGGTCAACAGCACGACGATCAGCGGCGTCAAGGTCGACTGGCAAGCATCCTAACTTTCCACTTTCGGAGAACGCTATGACGCCTGGCAATCTGCCAATGGTGCTGCGGCGCAATGCGCCCGATCCATTGGTGCTGCATCTTGAGGGACCGGACGGGCCGCTTGACCTCACCGGCTATTCGCTTCGCCTAGAGGTACGGCTTTACCCTGGCCAGCCCGGCGCACCCTATCTCTCGGCTACGACAGCAAACGGCGTGATCGTGATCACAGATGCCGCCGCCGGGTCCGTGAAAATCGACTGGCCCCAGATCGCCGACGAAATCGAAGCCCTTCCAGTAGGCAGCGAGGCTGGCAATGCCGGCGAACCTCGCGTCGATACTTTCTCATACGACCTGCTGCTGTTCGACCCCGACGGTCGCCCGCAAGCAATTCTTGAAGGCCCCGCGCCTGTTCCTTTCGGAGTGACCATCCCATGAGCGAAGTCGTAAAGGTTGTCGTTGGTGCCGAGCGCGGCCCAGTGGGGCCTGCTGGCCCGATTGGCCCCGCTGGCACTATCACCGACGCAAGCGGGTTCTTGGGCGCGCTCGCAATCGCTGCCGGCGGGGGTTCGAAGCCGCTGATTACGCGCGCCTCGGACGGCTTGGTCGTCGCAAAGATCGACGTAAATAGCGGCTTCACCGGTTATGCAGGCACGCTGACCAGCGGCGCGGGCCGCGTCACGATAGGAACGAACACCCCTACCGGTGACGACAGCGCGATTATTCTGACGCGCGCCGTCGTCGGCGACACCCATTCCCATGGCGTCCGAGACGAAGGCACGGTGGACGGGACGGTCCTGAACAACGCCTATGCATCTTTCGATGCGGTGGCGCGTGTCATCAGCGCATCTTCGACCCCGGTAAAGCTGGACCACATTCGTGGCTTCCAGGCTCGTATGCTCTATGACCGGGCGGGAGCGCTTGAAGAATACAACGGGTTTGGATCGCAGGCCAATATCCTGCAAGGATCAGTGGGCAACCTGTTCGACTTCCACGTCCAGACGCCCGCTGTTTCCGCTGGGGCCACGATCCAGAACCATTTCGGCATCCGAATCGACAAGCTCGACAAAGCGGTCACGAACGTCGGCATCTTCTGCGAGAATGACTGCTACTTTCTGGGCACCGTGCAAATCCAAGGCAATCTAACCGGCGTCGTCGGCATGGATGCATCCGCGCGTGTCAGCGGGCAGGACATCCGCGCGAAGGGCACTTTGTCTGCGGTGACGGCCAATGCGACCGTCCTGATCGGCAGCCGTGGCGCTGCCAGCTACGGCGCTGTGCAGGGATATGGCGCGCTTAGCAGCGGCGCGCAGACCACCAAAGGCCTCGCGCTCAACCCGGACGGCGGGCAGGTGCTGGTTGGCCGCAACGGCGTGCCAGTCACCGGCGAAGCATTCGAGGTTGGCGGCACGATCGGCGGCACTGCTTATCGCGTCAGCGGCACGAAGGTTGTCGGCGCGCAGGGTGCTGCCGTCGCCGATGCGACCGACGCCGCTTCCGTCATCACCCAGCTGAACGCTCTCCTGTCGCGCCTCCGCGCGCACGGGCTGATCGCCACCTAACGCGCCCCCGGTCGCACCCACCGGCAGGAGAATGAGAATGCCTGATCAAGTCCCCCCGTATCCTTCGCCGACCCCGACGCCCACTCCGACGCCGAAGCCGCCGGCCAAGCCGACCGGTAGCCCGCGCTAATGGCGTGGCTGGCAGGCTTTAGCGCCCTGAGCGTGTGTGGGCTGCTGTTGGCAGTCTATTCGCGTGACGAGGACGCGCGCCTGCTGGCCGTGGCGCTGGTGGGGCTGGCAGGTGCCGGCGGTGCGCTGTGGACGGCGGACGCTATGACGTATTTGCCGCTGATCGACTGGCTTATCGCTGTGCTCGCCTTCGTCATGTGGGATGTGCGCCGTGCTGACTGGCTTCGGGCATTCGTTGCGGTCTGCGTCGTCCGCCTTGGGACCCACATCGGCATCGCCATCTCGCCGCCGGCCTCGCTCTGGCTGTTCTATCACCTACTGAACGCGACCTTCGTGGCGCAGGTGTTCATCGTGTCAAAGCAGGGGGGCATTCGTGCTGGCAATCGGCTGTTTTTTTGGCTTCGTGGCGTTCGCGTGGCTGTACCGGCGCAGGCGTTCGTAGGTCATGGATGACATGCACCCGGTCGTCCGCCACGGCTATCTTCTCATGGCTGCGATTGCCGGGTCGGTGACGGCGCTGTCTTTCCGGCAGTGGAAGACGATGTCGACGGCCGAAATCGCGCTGACGCTGTTCGTCGGCGCGTCGTTTGCGATCTTCGTGACGCCGCTGATCGCCGAGTGGATGACGATTGGCAGCCCGCGCGGCGTGGCGGCGCTGACCTACATTACCGCGTCCGGCTCCAATGTCCTGATCCCGGTAGCAATCCGCTGGCTCAAGCGCGTGTTTCCTGTGGAAAAGGAGGCGGTCGATGACTGATCCTCTCGACCTGTTCTGCGTCGGCGGCAACATGCTGGCGCGGCTGATCCTGACATTCCTGTCAGCCGGCATCCTGCATTACTACCATGACCGCCTGATCGCTTCGCAGCGGATCGGTCTGGGCCTGCTGGGCGGGCTGTCGTTCCTGACGGTCCCTGTCGTGCTGGACGCCTACACGGCCAACGCAGGCACGCCGTTCGACGTATGGGCAGGCTTTGGCGCGTCGGTCGGCATGACAATGTTCCTGTGGGGATCCTTCGTCCGCATCCGCGCGCACTCGCGGGCCAATGAACAGCAAATCCACCACGCGCGCCACCATTTGAAGGGGAGGGGCAAGCTATGATGACGCCACACGACTTCGCGAAGGACTTCATCACCCGCTGGGAAGGCAAGCTCTCGCTCGACCCCATAGACAACGGCAATTGGACCGGCGGCAAGCAGGGCGTCGGCGCGCTGGTCGGGTCCAACTACGGCGTGACGGCCGCAGCGCTGGCGGCACATCGTAAAGTCCCGGTCGCCACGATCACCAAGCCGGTCATGGCCGCGCTGACGCTGGACGAAGCCGCCGACATCGCGCTGGCGCAATACTACCGCAAGCCGCGGCTCGACCTGCTGCCATGGAACCGCGTCACCGCCTCGATCTTCGACATGGGCTGGGGCACTGGACCGTCGCAGGCGATCAAGCTGCTACAGCGCATGGTCGGCACGGCTGACGACGGGATCAATGGTCCCGCGACCGCAGCCGCCTACAAAGCAATGCTCGATCGCTTCGGGGAAGCCTTCGTCTCGGCGCTGTGGTGGTCACGGCGATACGACTTCTACGATGCCATCATCAAGTCGCGGCCGGCGAACGCCAAGTATGAGCGCGGGTGGAAGAACCGCTCGGACTATTTCACGCCTGGTGGTGATGGCTGGTGGTCGAGGTTCGCGGCATGACCGGCCTCAAGCTCCCCGACGCGCGTGGGTGGATCGGCATCGGCGTGTTCCTGCTGACAGTGATGGTTTTCGCCATGACCGCCGCCGTGCCGGCCCTGCGCGACAATGAGTATTTCAAGACGCTCGGCACGCTGGTTGTCGGTGCCTTCATCAAGGACGTCGTGTCGTGGGCCTATGCCGCGACCAAGGGCGGCGGCGAGCTGGCCGAGCAGAACGCGACGATCGTCCGCAAGCAGGCGGAAAGCAGCCCGCCAATCACAGGGGAATGACCATGAAAATCAACGTCGGCAAGATCGCCAAGGCCGTAGCCACGAAGGCGAAAGAGAACCCCGAAACGGCGCTGGCGATCGCGAGCCTGCTGGCACCGGGCCTGTTCCGCAAGCTGGCGCCCAAGGTCGTGCCGATCATTGTGGCGGTGGCTGGGAAGAAGTAGGGCGGCGGCGCTTTGGCATCATCGCCTTGGTTCAGCCGCCACCTGCACCAACTAGCTAATACCGTACCGCCCTGTGCTGCGGAGCGCCCCTCCTTCCGAAGGAGTAGGCCAAACCGCAGCCCACAACTCTACACGACTCGCGCGTTTCCGCAAGTTCCGCTTTGTCAACGGGGCGGGGTGTGGTAATTATTCAAGGCTGCGGCGGCGTGGATGGACACGGGGCCGACGAGTGACCAGCAGTTCGCGCCGCTACGTCCTGCTCGACAGGCTCCGGGGAAGCGGGACAGCGTTGCAGCCGGTTTCGAGTCCGGCCCGCAGCTACCCCAACATCCACCTCAGCCGCGCCTCGGAGGTCGACAAAGGCCGCATGACCCCGTGCAGGTAGGAGAAGCTATTCCAGCCCTTGCATCCTTCGGTCAGTCGACACCGACAGCGGCGATTGCATAGCGAATAGTCCGGCCCGACCTTGGCAAGCAGCGCGACCAGATCGACCCGCTGACACACCCGGCACCTGTCGCACCACACCTGCACGACGCACCCGCTTTCGACCATTGCGCCGACCGTCTCGGCCCAGCGTGGAAAGTCCCATGGCCGTGGTGTTCGCCGCATCCCCATGGGGAACGGGTGGAGAACGAAATCCTACAAGTCGAGTCATTATCGGCAAGCGGTATTGCTGCTAGCCGAACAGCCACCCGCTAGCAGCAACCACCACCGCCAGCCCGACCAGCGCGAGCGCCACTCCGGCCCAGAACTGGCGGCTTAGGAGGACCGGCTTCACTTCGCGGCCTTCACCTCGACCACACCTGCCCCACGCTTTGCCGCCTCGATCACCATCCGCACGTCGGCGATCGTCAGCGGCATGTCGCCGTCGATCTGGTCGCCTTCGGGGTAGGTGTCGGCGAAGTCCTGTAGCCGCGCGATGGCGGTGTTCAGGGCAATTTGGTCGTGGGGGTCGGTCATGGACATTCCTACTGCACGATGGGCCAGCCTGTGGTTCCTTCGACACGATATAGCAGGCTATCCACGCCTGCTACCGTCATGCCAATAGCGCGTGCCGCTTCCGCCTTTGTATGACCGGCTGCAGAATGCTGTCGTAGCTGTTCAAGACGCAGACGGGCACGAGCAGCGTTGGTCGCTCGCGATTTGCGCTGACCGGGAGTCATGCCCCCTCCACCTTCGCGGGCGGGGATTGCAGGGCGAGGATGGCGTCGGCTTTGTCCAGAGATAGCCGAACCACAGCGTCGGCATTGTACTGCCAATGAGCCATCTGACGGCGAATGTAGCCTTCACGTTCCTGCCATTTTTCAGGTGCGATGATCCGCGCAATCGCTTCCCGGCTTTGCTCCCCCACCGCTGCGGGCGGGCGGGCGAGGGCGGCGGCGACTAGCAACTCGACGGTCGCAAAATCGAGTTCGATCCGATCACCGCCACGCGCACGAGCCTTGCCGATCCACCCTTGGATACGGCTTGGCAGGTCGCCGAGTTTCGTGCGCTCAACTGGCGCAGACGATGCCAGCAGCGCATTATGGGATGCCTCCCCATGCCACGCTGGAACCCCATCCCCGGCAGGCGTGATCGGTTTGCCGCCGTCGGCAAAGGCAGGCGCGGAGGCGAGGGCGGCAAGGCGGTCAGCGACTTCGGTCATAAGCGCCGACGCGCGCTCGTAAGTGTTTACCATAACACGCTGTTGCGGTGTCATAGGGATCGCTTCCATGGTTCGCGTGTCCACCCGGTTGCGATGCCCGTTCGCAGCATCGGTCATCAAGAAAGCCTCACCGCGTAGTCGTCCGGCGAGGTGTTGCAATGTTCCCGGTTCAGGCACCGTCACCGGCGCGTCGTTCGTGGGGGGCATGCGGGGGTCGGTCATGGCATTTTCTCGATTTGGGAGTTGCGGTCATCGAACCCGCGATCGTAAGCCGCTCGCAGCTTCGGATTGGCGTAGCGATTGTCGGGATGATGGGATCGGTCGCGGCGGCCATGGCCACTGTCGTATGCGACCTGCTCCGTGTAATTTGCGCCAGGCCAATGAACGATTTGCGCATTGCCCGCTTCATTTTCCTCGCTCACTTCGCATTCTCCTGTTTCAGGTGCTGGGCGACGCGGATCGATTGGGTGAATGTGCCCCATCGCCTGCCGTCGCGGATCATGCGGACCGTATCCTTGCCGACGCCGTACTCTCTGCCGACGCGGGTAGGAGACTCACCGTTCAGAGCGCGCCAGCAGATCGTCCGCGCTTGCGTCTCGGTCAGCTTTGAACTGTTCGCTCGCGAGCCGACTGCGTGGGTGCCATGAATGTGCTTGTCTCGCATATTCGCGAGACGGGTCTTCCAAGCGAGGTTCTCGGCCCGGTTGTCTGTCCGGATGCCGTTGACGTGCGACGCCTCCAACTCTCCATCTGGTTCGCCATGGAATGCGCGGCAGACCAAGCGGTGCGTTTCGCGCGTAACGCTTTTGCCATCCTTGTTCAGCGCGACCACTGGCCTGCCGTTCCGGTTCAGGTGTTGAATCATTACCCGCGCCGGCACGGTAACAACTTGGCGGCGACCGCGAACGGTACGGGTGAACGTCCGGGCAAACGAGTAGACCAATCCCTGATCGCAAACCGCGTAATAGCCTTCGTATCCGGGTATCCACCGCTGGTTTGGATCCAGCTTCGCCGCGACCTCTGCGTCAGTCTGCATGGGGAAGGTCACAGCGCACCTCGGATCAGCAAGCCGATGCCTGACCAGAAAGCGCCGAACATGACGACCGCGAACAGCTTGTGCCAGTCGAGTTCCAGCCACGCGGCCCGCAGCCGCCTCACAAGATCGTCCGTCATGGGCGGGGGTCCTTTGCGTAGTCGGTTATGTCGTGGGCGGCGATGATGTCGAGTTTGCCTGTCGGCTGCTTTCCCATCGCGGTCTTCACGAATGCGCCGCGCGCCTCGTCCTCGCTATGGTACCAGCCCACATGGCTCTCGATGTAATTGGCCTGCTGGCCGGCTGACTGCACGAAGACGACCGTCGTGCCCATGAATAGCCGCACCCCGCTCACCCCCGTTCTCCGAGGGCTTGGAGGGCGGCGGCTACAGCTTCGATTTCGGTGGCGTGCATATCCGAGCCGTTCGACCGGAGGATCCGAGCGCTATCCAGCAGCCAATAGGTAGCAAGACCGGGCAGCTCCACCCGCTCCACGTCCGCATCCCGGCCTTCGATCGGCGGGGTGGGGGTGGCGCGCGTGTTCCAGGCGCAGGTTGCTAGTCGAGAATTGTCCTCTCGCCCGAAACCGTCGTCGCAATTAGGACCTTGGCAACCGCACTTAACGCACGACACCTCCGCGTCCTCAAATACCTGCTTGCCGATATCAAGCCGAGCCGCGCCCCCGCAAAAGGGGCAAGTCTTCAGCAGCTCGCCCGCAGGCGCACCCCCGCTCATGCCGAGGGGCCTGATAGGCGGGTGTTCCACGCGGCGATGGCGTCGCGGCGATGAGAGAAGTCGTTGAACGGTGCCGGGTCGCCAATAATGCACTGATCGTTCTGGCACTGGACCGTCGAACTGGTGCTGCTCACCAACTTCGCCTCGCTACCGCAGAACGGGCAGGGCAGAAGCTTGCAGGTGCAATGCTCCGGGCCGTCCTCATACAGCAGGCCGCAGTCGGGATCGTGCGCATTCTCGCTCAT